CTTAATAAGTTTCTAAAAATAAATAAGGAACTTGATACAGTTATTGATAACTATCGGTCATTGTTATCTGCCTACATTGAAGTGCGGAATAACACAAAAAACACTGCCCGTATCAACGAACTTTCATCTCAACTTGTTAATCTGATAGGTAATATTAAAAAAAACATGAATGATTATGAGTCGTCTGGGAATCGTGAGTTTGTGCGTGAGAGTGCAGAGATTTATGCAAGAGATATTATTAAGTTGGTCGATGAGATAAACAGCTTAAAGTACAAGAGTATGCGTATGGAATATGATGCAGAGAGTGGTGTTCATAAGTTGTATCAAAAAATTACGTTAGTTGATAGTTTTCAGCTTCCTGGAAACATGAAGACTATACGTTTTGTTATTGGTAAAGAGGTGCAAAGTAAAAATACTGTTACACGAAAAGCAGATACGACATTTGTCGAGAGTGAAGCACAGTTTAGTGAGGGACCTCTTACGGATAATATTACAAATATGTCAATGCGGGATGCAATAGATATATCGGATGATGAGGATACTAATGATGTAGCACAGCCTGTTAGTCTTACACGTGCAAATCTCGCGTCAATGCAACCACCTAATTCTGATATTGCGATGGGAGATGCAGACGATATTGAAAAGAATAGTGTTAGTGAAAGTGAAAGTGATGGCAGAAGTATTATTAGTGACGACAGCAGTATGATGAGTGATAAGCCTGCAATCAAAATAGGCGAGTTGCTAGATGATTCATCAAGTGACAGTTACATCCCCCCTCCTCCCCCAGAAATGGATCGCCTTAGCGATGATGAATCGTAAATATCAGTTTATTTTCTTAAGATAATGTATACGCCTAATTAGTGAGTGTGTCGAATTATGTCATCTATTCGAAATAAACGAACTCAAAAAAAAACTTCAACTGGAGTCAAAAAAAATAAACGGGTGCTATCTGCGAAGCGTTCTCGAGCGGGTGTGAATAAAAAAATGCGGTTGAACCGCAAGTCTCGGGTTGATAAAAAACGAAGTCAAAAAAAACAAAAGTCATTGCGAGGTATAAAGCGTCGTCAATATACCAAAAAAGTTCGCCACGGTAAGAAGCAGCGTGGGGGAGATGGGTCAAATGACGAAACATTGCCCATTCCACTTCTTATTGATAATGACGATGATACTCAGATAGACGAGGATGAACTTAATCAAATGGAAATGGACTTAGCAAATGATTCGTTTGCATCATATGATGGAGATGCTAGTGGCAGAAATAGCATTGCAAACGAATCGGAGGGAGAAACAACGTCTGAAGATATTTCGTTTGAAAATGACGAAGATGAAGATGAAGAAAATGACATACTAAATACGGCATTTTATGAAGATATGTGAATACTACAAAATAATGATATTCAATCGCACCCGCTTTGCGAGCGGGTGCGATTGATCAATGATTCGGGATAGTCGCACCCACGTAAAAAATCCAAGCCTTGATGGCTACATTGCGTAGACTAGACTATACTATACCCTTCAAAGTCCTTCTAGCGTTGATGTGTGTCTAATTTCGGGTTGAAATATGTGTTGATTAGCAACTCAACATATTTCTGTTCGTTGTGCTTACACATCTCGTTGTATGTGTTAACGTCAATGACAGATGGTTTTGTTGTTTCGTGTGACACGATGGTGTCGTACTTTTCAATAGAAGGTATAAACTCGTCTAGATATTTTATAAAATCGGTCCCTTCTTCCCGTTCAACCTCGCGGTACTTTTTGATATGTCCTGCACGGCGCTTGTTGTTTATTTTGTTGATGATGGGGATGATGTTTCCGAGACGCTCATTATCCAAATGCACATTTTCCCCCCATGAACTACTAAACGGCACGATGTGTTCATACTCAAAAACCTGTCCTTGGACGTATTCCACAGGAACCTTGAGGCGATACATGTGCGACATGAGAAAGATTTCCCAGAACTTTCTACCACGCCTATTGTCGTTCTTGTTTTTCTTTCCATCTGTGCGAGTTTCGTATGTCCGATTATTGACACTCTGTTCTATCAATATATTCAGTACACCCGTCATGTGTTTCTTGGTGATGTCTTTTGTCAAATTAATCGGCGTTTTGTATAAGTCACTGGTTAATTTTTTTATTTTTGAGCCTCCGTCCTCGTACAAGATGATGTCATAAATTTTATAATTCTTTTTCAGCTCATCGTTCTTGATGTCGGCCACAAAGTAGTGATACAATATAGACTTCGCCACGCTATTAATAACGTCTTTGTCGCACGCGGCATGGTTTTGAAACCCACATATGGCCATGATAATCGCAAACATGTTGTTTGTCTTGAGCGAATACACTTTTTTCTTGGTAGTTTTACACAATTTATCGGAAATGATATCTGGCAGTAGCCTATCGTCTACTTTGTTGAAAATATCTATGGTGTATTCAATGTAATCGATGAATCTGTTCACATTGGCAGTGGTGAACGTATCATCGTATGTTTCAAAAATACTCTTCCACACCTTGAACAACAAGGTTGTTCCTGATGTTACCAATGCCATTTCAAAAAATGGGCAACGTGTGTGGCACCAGTTTTGGTATCCCATGACAAAATCAAATGCGTTCATTTTCCCGTCATATTCATAGCAATTCATTACTTCTTGTTCATTGCGTTTCTTGTACATTTCGCGTATCTGAGTTTCAATAAACGACCTTGCTGTTGAGTTGGTAATTGTAAAATCAGTGTGGTCGTACAAATAGGCCGCCAAGATGGCCGTTTCTGTAAACACGCTTTTATATTTGTTCACATCGATATATACCTCGCACTCCTCCTCTGGTGTTAATCCGTCAAAATAGCTGATGATGGTAGTGGTTTCGGTGAATTTTTTACCTTGGCGCGTTACAAATATTTTTCTGAACGAAGGAATATTCTTGGTGGGTTCTCCCTCGTAAAATTCGTCCCACTCGTCCTTGGCGTTCTTCAT